CAGAAAAAGAATTATTCGTTTTCGATGAATTTACGTCTGTCGTTGACCGAAATGTCGCAAAGATAGGCTCATTAGCTATGCAGAAAGCTATCAGACAATCAGACAATAAAAAGCAATTTATTGCGGTTACTTGCCATTTTGATGTGATTGAATGGTTACAGCCAGATTGGATATTCAACACGAATGATATGACATTTAGTTTGTCTTCAAAAAAAAAAGACCAAACATCACTTTATCAATATACGAAATACCAACAGCACAAGACAAGCGGAAATATTGGAAAATGTTTAGCAAATATCATTATCTGAGCGACAGCTTTAATATTGCTGCAAAAGTATTTATTTGCTTTGCTAATGATAACCTATGCGGATTTTGCGCGGCATTACCTTTTCCTCACCCTAAAATTAAGAATGTGTACAGAGAACATCGAACTGTTGTATTACCCGATTTTCAAGGTGTTGGTATAGGACACAAATTTTCAAATTGGGTTGCTGAATATTTCATCAAGCATGGAAAAAGATATGTTTCTACAACTTCTAACCCAGCATTGATACATGCAAGATGTAAAGATGCGAAATGGGTGTTGAAAGAAATGCCGAAAAGAAAGAATCAACCTAAAAATGCAAAAGTTTCCAAAATATCGTTCAAATCAAATTCTAGCAACAGAATTACAGCAAGTTTTGAATACATAGGAAATAAACAATAAAACTATGGCTAAAGTAAGTGGTGGAACGCGTAAACTAAAACATGGTAGCCGTGAATATCGTAAAAGGCTGGACGAAATTAAGTCTATGCAAGAAAATGGTAAGTATAGTTCTGTTACGATTGGTACTCATGGTGGTTATCTCGCTATTGAAAAGAGCAATTCACAACATAAGGTAGAAGAAATTGAGGCAGGACAATTTCTTGCAGACAATGGATACAAGGTAATATTAACAAGTGAAGATGGTCACAAAGCTACGGGTGATGGCACTCTATTTAGCATTGGATATGAACAAAGGACACCAACAAAAGGTACGACTCATGGTGTGCTGAAAGCAATAGAACATGCAAGAATTAAAGTAATGAAAGGTGCGAAAGAAGTGAAAATACCTGTTATTTATGATAAGAATAGACTATACAACAAAACAATGATTGATGAAGGTATCAAACTTTACGAGCGTTTAAATAAAATAAGATTTAAAGAAATAATCGTTGTGTCTGCAAATGGAAATATTCATCGGCATAAACACAACGATTAAAGCAAAGATAGCTTGACCATGCTCAGAGGCTAACTTCTACACAATGTTCCTCACAAACTGGGGTCTTGCGCATGGAATGCTTGTAACACGTTACCCTGCTGAACACACCTGATAATGTACTTATTGTGATACCGCAAAATTACAAACAAAACACGAAACGCACAAACAATGACAAATGAAATTCAATATATCCCCGATAGCCTATTCCCAACAGACAACGATTTTGAGGTGCCTTCTTTGCGCTTAGATATGGCTGCATTAACGTGCGAAATTCCGTTTGTCTGTTTCGGTGAACAAAAGCGAACGTTCAAAATGAATGGCACAGGAACGCTGCATTTCTATACAGACGATTATCGTTTTAACGCGGTTTACGAACACCCCGAGAAAATATTGCAGCACAATCCAGCGCAGATAGTAGAACCCAACTTCTCGCTATTCAATGAAACACCGATTGCGTTCGGAATGCAAGCAATCTATAAGAAACGACTCGTTGCAAGGCAGATGCAGGAGCAAGGCATTCGTGTGTTCGTTGACCTGAATGTCGCTAACAAGTTCTGCGCATTCAATTTGCTTGGAGTTCCGAAAGGTTGGAGCGCATTCTGTACACGTGGTTATGAGGATAGAGTGAATGGTCTAAACTTTGAATACGAAATAGCTAAGCGCATTGCTGACGGCAATAATCTTACATTCGTTGTGTATGGCGGTGGCGAAGTTATCAAGCAATGGTGCAAAGAGCATGGCGCGGTATACGTTACACCTATCATCATTATAAAGAACAAATACAAGTCTATTCAGCGAATGGCACAGAATACTGCCTTGTTCAAGGAAAAATGGGATATGGGCAAGGCTATCCCAACGCTGAAAGATTTGCTTGACAAACAAGTTATTGACAATAGAAAACAAATTGAACATGGCTAAAGGTAGTGGAGGAACGAGAAGTAAAATGAGAAGTGGTGGAAAATTAAGCAAAGAAATAATAAGAAGAACTGATGTTCATATTGAAACCGCTCTTAATTCCATCAAAGTAGAGAACGATGTTAACTATGATATGCGAAATAGAATAAATAATATGCTCAATCGCCTATCAAAACTAAAGGATAACGAAGTCAATGAAGACAATTGGAGGAAGATATACGATAATGAAGCAAAACAAAAGGTTATAGAGCTTAATAAAAAAGGCGAACTCTCAAAAGATGATAATGAAGCGATAATGTATCTTACTGCAAACCATGCAGCAAGGGACGTCTTTTATTATGTGAAAGAAACAATAAAAAAGAATAAAAAATAATATTATTGTAAAAGGTAGCGGAAGTACAAGGAGTTCAAGGAGAACGAATAATTCAGTAAAGGCGCAATCATCAAATGCTCCTGTCAGAATGGATTATCATACATACGAAAAGATGGGGCAAACATCTCAAGGACGCAAAGAAGCACATGACATCATGGTCGGAATTGTAAAAGAGAAATTAAATGCGGTTATTGCTTCTGCCCCCGAAGCAAATAAGGGTAAATTAAAACAGATGTTAGATAAGGCTTATGTTGAAATATCAAGTTTAGGAAATCGCGCATTGTTTAGAGATTTCGCTGGTGCAGCATTGGACGAAAAGGCCTTTTTGAAGAATGTAAACTCGGTTACACGAGGAACATACGAAGAACATACTTACTACAGTGTGGAATCTATGTTGCACAGAGATGGTTATAGAACACGTAAACGCAAATAAAGAACGGAAACATGGTAAAAAATAGCGGAGGTACACGAAATAAAAGACGCTCGTCAGAGCATCGTACTGGTCCAGGTTTTACAGAACCAATAAAAGGTCCTACACAACCATCTTCATCAGCAACTGAAATTCAATACGTATTTACAGACAAAATAACGGGAAATCAGTCTGATGGTTACAAAAATCTTGACGCGGTTAAAACGGCTATAAAAGAAGCTGAAAAAAACGACAAGAAAGCTGGTGTGTACGAAAAAGATAGTTATTACATTGAGCGTATTGAAAACATTAAAGGTCGAGGACGCTCCGAATATTGGCATTTTGGAAAATAAGTTGATTTATGACTAAAAAAGAAATAAATATGCGAAATAAAGGCGAACAAAACCTTATCCCGATGAACAAGCAGCCGCCCGAAGTGCAGAGGGAACTCAGCAGAAAGGGTGGCCGCAATTCAGGGAAATCACGCAGAGAAAAGCGTGCTATGTCTGAAATACTTCGTATGATGATAGACCAACCAATAGACAAGGCAAATGCAACGATTGTAAGCGCGCTTAAAAAGGTTGGAATATCATCAGAAGAAGCTACAAATGGCGCGTTGATTAATTTGCAGTTAATGAACCTTGCACTTAGCAGTTCTGTTGATGAAAAGACAAAATTACGCGCAATCGAAATGATACATCGCTTCATTGACGGACAAAAGGTTGATGTAACTACAAATGGCAAAGAAGTAACACACGAGCCACTTGTTATTGAGGTTATTGATAGCCGAGAACAAGTGATTAAAGATGATGAAGATGAAGAAAGGTAAAAGGTTACAAACAACTCGCATCTTTGCAGAAATTGAGCAAGCTAAAGCACGAGGTTATACAACCGTTAGCGAGCAAGGCAGTAGCCGAAGTTCTAAGACATATAACACCGTGGTTTGGCTTTGTCAGTATTGTTGGAATAACCCGAATACATCAACATCTATTGTTCGTGCCACATTACCTGCCTTAAAAGGTTCTGTTCTTCGTGACTTTAAAGAAGTGATGCAACGGCTCAAAATTTGGGATTTCTGTACTTTCAATAAGTCAGAATTGGTTTGCACGTTTCCAAATGGTTCTTTTGTTGAGTTTTTCTCTTGCGATAACGAGCAAAAATTACGCGGTCGTAAACGTAAAATATTGTACGTAAATGAAGGCAACGAGTTAAAATACATCGAATGGCAGCAATTGCAAATGCGTACAACGGAGTTCTCTATCATTGACTATAATCCTTCATTCACGGACGACCACTGGCTTTGTACGCTAAATAAAGAGCCTAATACGTATCACTTCATCACAACATACAAGGACAATCCATTTCTTGAGCAAAAGGTTATTGACGAGATAGAAAGCCTTAAAGAAAAAAATCCATCCTTATGGCGCATCTACGGCCTTGGTCTGCAAGCAATGGTTGAAGGGTTGATTTTCGAAAATGTAGAAGAAGTTGAGGATATTCCGAGGTGGCATAAGAAGCACCACCGAAGAGGTATGGACTTCGGTTATACAAACGACCCGACAGCGATTGTTGATGTCTATATAGACGGAGATACATTATGGATTGATGAAATCTGTTACCAAACAAAAATGCTCGCGGAAGATATTATCAACACGCACAAAAATGCAAATCGAACGTGCCACGAAGATGTAAAGGTTATATCCGAATCGGCAGATCCACGTCTAATTGATGAAATATCCAACGCTGGTATTGATATACACCCTGTACGCAAATTTTCTGGCTCAATCATGGCTGGTATTAACAAGATGCAAGAACTCAAAATGAAAGTAACGAAACGAAGTGTAAACGTTTTAAAGGAGTTCAGAAATTATACCTACAGACAAAACAAAGAAGGTAAATGGCTAAATGAACCCATTGATGCGTACAACCACGCAATAGACGCCATTCGTTATGTTGTACTTGAAGAGATACTTGGACAGAATAGCAACGGCCTTGAAGCGGACGAATTTTTAGCAATCATGTAACACATAAATTAAAAAGCACTAAATGAAAAGCATAGAAGAAATCATGGCTATCGGAAATCCGATGACCATATACACACTACTTACATCGTATAAGAAACCCTTTCACAAAACGATAGAACAAACAGAAAGCGAATATAACCCTATGAAGCATAAGGTTATGGATACGCAATACAGAAAGAAAAAAGCTATAAAGGTTAAAACTAATAAGGTTGACAATGACGGTTCGCCATTATACAAGACTAAATACGTTGACCGTTGCCGTATTGCAGTTCCAGCACAAAGATTACTCTGCGAACGCGATGTCGGTTTTCTGTTGTCTAATAACGTTAAATACAACATAAAAGGCGAAGTAGATAATAAGGCGCAAGAATTATACAATAGAACAATTGAAATCTTCAACGAGAACAAAATTGATTATTTCGATAAAAAGTTGGCTCGTGACCTTTTCCGTTGTTGTGAATGTGCTGAGTTGTGGTATATTGTTCCTTCACAAGACGAAACACAACAAAATGAAATCCGCGTAATGTTGCTTTCTCCGCTTCGTGGTGATGTGCTTTATCCACATTTCGATGATTACAATCGTATGGACGGATTTGCGCGCAAATACGTTATTAAAGACGAGTTAGGACAAACAACCATACATTTCGATGTTTATACGAATACGATGCTCTATAAGTATTCTAACGCTGGTTCAACCATGCAGCTCATGAGCGCAAAGCCACATGGATTTACCAAAATACCTATTGTATACTATCGCCAAGAAGAAACAGAATGGGAATGTGTGCAACCTGTTATTGAACGACTTGAAGAATTACTCTCAAATTGGGGTGATGTAAATGATTATTTTGGCGCGCCTACTTATTTCTTCAAAGGTAAGATGAAAGGTTTTGCGGAAAAGGGTGAAGTCGGCCGTATTTACCAAGGTGAAGGAAGTGATACAGACATGAAGGTCGTATCGTGGAACTCAGCACCTGAAAGTATGCGGCAAGAAATGGCAAACCTTACAAACATCATCTTTTCGTATTCGCAGACACCCGATATTTCGTTTGAGAATATGAAAACGCTTGGTAATAATACAAGTGGTGCTGCCATTCGGTTAATGTTTACTGACCCACATTTAAAAGCCGAAACGAAAGAAGAATTGTTTGGCGAAATGTTCACACGAAGATTTAACGTTGTTAAGAATGGCATTGCTGCGAGTGTTTTTGCCACTCCTCAACGCATTGCCGATTCATTAAGGGTAACACCTATCTTTTCTCCATACATTCCGAAGAATGAAATGGAAATGTTGCAGTTAATCAATCTTTCCACGCAAGGCAAAGCTACCATGTCACAAGAAGAAGGCATCGAAGAAAATCCAATGGTACGTAATGCTGAACGCACAAAAGCACTCTTAAAGAAAGAGAATGAAGAAGCCGCCAAAATGAACCTATTTGCCACGGCAACAAGCAATGAACCAAATGAAGAATAAGAATGAACATTAAGAATATCATTCAACTTCTGTTGCAAAGTTCTTCTGATTTCAACAAGTTGCATGACTATGTTATTACAGAGTTGAGCAAGGCGGTAAATAAGTCTGTCAACGAAGCCAACCCAGAAGAACTTTTTAAAATTGCGAAAACTTGCACCCCAACCGAAAAGGATAGGGTGCAAGCCCTTTTAGATGCGTATAATAACGCGGTTTTATCGCTTATAAAGCAAGGAATAACAAAAGCCGTGTTATTCTCAACTAATACGCAACAAAACGCGCTGAGCGCGTTTACTCGCTTTGAAGGTAAGGAAGTGGACGCTTGGCGAAAAGAAACGGCACGAGCTTTTATTGAAAGCCGTATGAAGCGTGACAACGGACTTAATCTTTCTGACCGCGTATGGAATTATACACAACAAACAAAATCTGAATTTGAAGTTGCAGTTTCGCAAGTGTTAGAAAATGGCATCGGCAAAGGAATATCAGCAGAAAGTCTTGGCCGACAAGTAAGGCAATATCTTAATAATCCAGACATGATGTATCGTAGGTATCATCGCAAGCAGCTCATGTCGGACGGTACGAAAAAGGATGTTGTAGAATGGCGCAGAAGAGTAATTGATAAAGAAGGCAAGGTGCGTTTCATTAAAGAGGACCTTGCAAAGGTTGGCACTGGTGTGTATCGTTCCGCACGTCAAAATGCTTTGCGCCTTACAATTACTGAAACAAACATGGCCTACAATTATTCCAATTGCAAACGTTGGGAGAGTGAGCCTTTTGTGTTAGGCATTCGCATTCGTTTGTCTGCAAATCACCCCGAAGAGGATATTTGTGATGAGTTGGCTGGCGATTACCCGAAAACGTTCATGTGGCGCGGTTGGCATCCTCGCTGCATGTGTTCAGTGTCTCCTATTCTAATGGACAGAAAAAGTGATGAGTGGAAGAAACTTCGCAAAATGCCTAAAGAAGAATACGAAGCTTATCAATCTCCCAACCTTGTAAAAAATGTGCCAAGTGCGTTTTCTGAATGGTGTAAACGTAATAAGAAGAAACTAAATGTAGCTCGTGATAACGACAAGCTGCCTTACTTCGTGAAGGATAATCAGAAAGTCGTTGGTGATTTGCTTGGGTGGAAGGAAAAACAGATTGTAAAACCAATATCAAGTCGTGAGAAGATACTTGCGGCTGCAAAAGCACGTCATGAAGCGCGAACGGATAAGCAAATCAATGATATTCTTACCCGTTGGGACGAAAGAAAATATACATCTGCTCAGAAACAAAATTTTAAGGCCATTGAAAATAAAATGGGACTCAAACGTGGTATTTCAATGGACTTTGAAAAAGCCAACCAAGGAAAGGGCAACATTGATTATAAAAGCGGATTAACAGCATTCCGTGTTAATTGTCAATCGTCTGTTGTTGCTCACGAATTAAGAATGCGCGGATTTGATGTAACGGCCCAACCAAATTGGCAAATGGGAGACGATCCGAACAAACTTTCACATGGCACATGGAAATGTTGGATTAAAGCGGATGGAACACCTTTTGAAATGCCCGAACGATTTGCATATAAAATTTCAAAAAATGGAAATTACATAGGTCTACCTTATAAAGAAACCATTCAGCAAATAAACGAGCACACAAAAGAAGTTGGTCGCTACCATGTGTCCTTCGGGTGGAAAGGTGAGAAGTATGGACATATCGTAACAATGGAACGTAAAGCAGATGGTACAGCACTTTGGTATGACCCACAAACTGGCAGACGTGATTTCTTTGACAGGGAATACGCGAAGAAAATTAAAGGTGTGCGTGCGTATCGTGTAGACAATCTTCTATTTGATGCTAAAAACTGGAATGTTGTTAGACCGATTGACAATGAAGCCTACATAACTCCAAGCCCGAAAAACAAAAGTGAAAATGGTGTGCCGTTTCGGGGCAAGAAAAGCGATGTCGTAGGTTCAATTCAGTTAACCGATGAACAAAAACAATATAGAAAAGAATTGCAAAATAAAGCGATTAAAGACTTTAAGGGAGTTTTTGTTGAAAACAAAGTAGATATTCAAATAACATCGAAAAGTATAAAAGAGTTTCTAAATCAACCTCACAAAGATTATTTTATAAAAAACGAGCAAGTAAAACATTTAGATAAGCTGATAAGAAATGCAAAATATCTTACAAGAATTGTAGACAAGCATGGTAATCCTAATATTCCATATTCTCATATATTTGAAGTTGTGTTCAATGGAGAAAAGTCGTGGCTCATAGCCCGTGAAGATTTAAGCGGGACTGTCGTGTTTCATGGAATTTCCGATACGAACCCCATAAAATAAAGAAAAGTTAGCTCCCCTTCTTGAAACAATCAAGTTCAGAGCTAACTTAATTTTGGGTGACTTCTCTTATATTTGTGAAGAGTTGCATTTAACCCGATAGCTGATTATAGGTATCAGCAAAAAAACCGTTATTTATACACGTCCGCAAAGAACGTCCATTGTTTCATCTGTGTTGAGTTGTCGTGCTTTGCCGCCTTCAACCACTATATAAAGTGGTAACCCAATCATACCACCTTTTTCTCTTCTATGATACCAACGTATGTCAGCAACATAAAGAGCTTGCTTTCCGAATAATCCAGCTCGGTGAGCATAATCGAAGCCTAAGTCTCTTGCAAAACGGCACGCGATTGCTTTCTTACTAAAGTGTCCCATAACGTTTTCTTTTTGCAAAAATACGAATAAACTTAAATACCTTGCAAGTGTTTATGGTTTGTATTCATTTGTTTTGGTTTATATTTATTGTTTGTTCGTAGTTAATTTATATTTAATTCGTATTTATTCATGGTTTATTTACGCATCAATTTCCCAAAGATATTGAATATCCCCACCGCCTAAAGTAAGCGTCACGTCAGGCTGGGCCATCAAGTCACTTTTTTTGAATGAGAAATAATACAGCGACCTTGGCTTAAGCTCGCCACTGATTATCTTCAATTCGTATGATGACTTCATATAGGTTGAGCCTGTGGTCAAATCCCATCGAAGCAGGTCTTTCAAAAAATCTTTTGCTTTCATGTCGTTAATCTATAAAGTCATTGAATGTTGTTACCTCCTCTCCGTCCTGAATAAAAGGCTTTTTATCGCAAATATAGCCTTTCCACAAACCATATTCGTAGATAAGGAACATGTGGTATCCAGCATTACGAAGAGCTTTAAAGGCTGCTTTCATTTCCTCGCCATTAAATCGGATATTAACGTCACTGTCAAATGCTTCGTGGTCGCCAAATCCGTAGGCCTTACCACTTCGTTTATGAACTCTAACGTATAGAGTCTTGCCCCTGTACGCGCTTTGTCTTTCTGGGTGAAATATGCGCCAGACGCTAGTGCTGAGAAACGCATCACAAATGTATTGTACAACTTCTTGGCGCACTTCTGTTGGCTGTACGTAATCGTTCTTGGGTATGTTTACTGTTATTTCCATGATGTTGTTTTTATTTTTAAATCGTGTGATTGTTTTTGCATTTTCTTCTTTCATGGCTCGCGAGTGGGTGTTTTCCACTCGCGAGGTTGATATATTTAGATTGCGTATTGTTCTTCAAGGAACTTAACCATTGCTCTATTCTGTGGCAGCATGTCAGGTATATTCATGCTGTCGGCCTTATAAAGCTCTGTTGCAGCGTTATACACGTCCCACACGGTCGTTTTATTGGTGTTGTGGTAATTAATAAGCAACAACTCAGTAAAACGCGAAATTTGCGCCTGATTGAGCGGATAAACGACTGGCTCTTTGATAGCCTTGTTCAATGTGTCGCACTTTACTCGGATAGTTGTAAGCATGCCAATCAGCGTGAATACTTGCTCGGCTGTAAGTTCTATGTTCTTCATGCGTTCAATGCGCTCTCTGTCGCTTACAATGATGTGGCGTGCATCAACGAGCCAAGACTTGATAACATCAAGGACATCTTGAATCGTTACCTTATCACCTCGTCCAGCACCTTTCTCGGCATACGTTGATATGTAGTTGCTCGCATTGAGCATGCATTGATTGTGGCATATCTTAACCATGTTCCCAAATCCAGCTTGAATGCCTTTTTGGTGGAAAGCAATAGCGATGTTTGTAGTGTTTTCGCTGTCATCAAAATCGCTTATTCTGATGTTTGCGAAAACGCGTCTCAAAATGTGTGCTTCTACTGCCTTATCTCCGTACTGAGCTTCTACCTGCGGAAGTAGCACAACACCAGGCTGAGCGCGGTCTTTGTTCTGTGCAGCAAATAAGTCGTACACTTCAACATTGAAGTGCTGCTCGTTGCACATGTTAATTACTTCGTTGAGCAACTGGAAGTGATAGATGCCTTTCAAAGGATTGTTGTATACATCGTTTTCCTTGTGCGTGCGTTGTAATTGTTCCAGCGTAATGGTTTGTACTTTCGCTTTTTCGAAGTCAAAAAACTTATTATCCATTGTGTTATATATTTTAGAGTTGTTATTGTCAGATTAAAATTGCGCTTAACGTTATCGCCCAACGAATTGTGATAGCAAAGTGCGAGGTGTACGTTTCGCTCCCAACTGGGATAAGTCTGACTTATGCACTCGTGCAACTATTCAGAGGTATCTCCTTTTTTAAGCATCTTAACGTTTAGCTTCAACGTTTGGCTTATTTATTGTTCACGCCAAACAAGAACGATTTTGTAGCTATCCAAATACAGCTTGCTACAGATGAACTGATTTTTTTTGTTAGGTGTTTTTTCTCACCCCGCGGCTTGGCCGTCCGCTGACTGTTGTATACGGTTTTTCTCTACAATGGTGCTTGGATTGCACCTACGGCTTTTTAGTTGTATTGCTCAACCCTCGTAACGATAAGGTACGGTATACGTTTTCTCGGTTTGTAACGTGTTATCTCACGACTGGTTAACACCACAGCTTTCGGATTTACTCTTGTCTGAGGTTTACTTTCTGCTTTTTTGAATGGAAAGCGCAAAGAAATTCTAAGAATCGCCCGTACCATATTCAAACGTTTGTTTTGTAGGTGTGAGGGGAATCGAACCCCTCACGCTGCCTTGTCAGCTCACCCTCTTGCCCATTCTTCAAAAGCATCTACAAAATCGCTGCGAATGAAGAGCATATCACCAGTACCATCACCCCACCAATCAGAATAATGGGTAAGAAATTCTCCTTTATTTCCATTGATGCAAAGTTTCTTGTAAATAGCTCTGAACATTGCCGAAATCTTTCTTCCGCTGAAGTGTCCAGCTCTCTTTGCGTCATTCGTGCAATACCCATCGGCAGAATGCTCATCGACATTTCCCTTGTTGTCAACGAAATCAGCATAATCGTCACCCCAAAAGCCATGAGTGATAGTATCTTTCAAGAGTTGCTTTTGGTCTTCCGTTAACTCCTTTACTAAGTTTTCGATTGTTTCCATTTTGAGTAAATTTAAATCGTTTTTGTAACATGTTTTGTAACAAGTTTAGTAACTTGTTTTAAAACACATTGCAAAAATACAAAGCGAATTGATATAATGCAACATAAATCCAAAGAAAGTTTGGATATGATTGTATTTTTAATATCTATTAATACGTAATGTAATCCTATATCTCGCAAAATCGTAGATATATTTATATTTGTCACATAAAATGTTACGTTAATTATGAATACAAGATTAGAACTTCTATACAAGTCAACTCAAGCGGAAAAGAATGTTTGTCGCGTTTTGGATAATCTTGGTATTGATTATATTCGTCAATACAAGATAAAAACTCCGTGTAAAACCTACTATATAGATGTTTTTATTCCGTATTTGCGGCTTGCAATCGAAGTAGACGGTAAATACCATTATACAGACAAGCAAAAGCGATTAGACGCGAACAGAAGCGCATGCATACGCAAGCAAGGGATATCAATTTATAGGATAAGTAATAGGGATGCTGCCTACCCTAAAAAGGTTATTCAATTAATTAAGCGATATAAAAAGGCGCAAAAACGCTGATTTTTCGCTTTTTGATTTTGAAATGCAAAATGCGAATGAATAAATTTGTTTCAAACAAATTTTTATTTCATGAAGAAAAAGCTAATCAATTTGTTGAAAACCTCATATTCTGATAAGGGTTTCAACGCAACCGAACTTGAGGGTATTGCCGACTTACTTATTACGAGCAACAACCTCAAAGATGAATCAACGGACGAAGAATTAAGTAACGCTGTTAGCGGTGCATCATCGTACGTTAATCTATTGCAAAAGGTTGGTAATCGTTATGCTTCACAAGTAGAAAGCAAGTATCAGGGTTACGTAAAGCCAGAACCGCCAGAACCTCCCAAAAAATCAATTGAAGAGCCAGCTACGCTAACCAAAGAACAAGTTGCTGAAATGCTAAGAACAGGTATCGAAGATGCGCTAAAGCCTTATAAAGAAGCAGAGACACAAAAGCGCCTTGATAGCGTTTTACGTTCACAAGACAAGTTAAAAAGCATTCCAGAAAAATTTGTTTCGCGATACAAACTTGATAAAGAAGAAAACGCTGAAACATTAGCAACTCAGATTGAACAAGAGTACGCAGAAGAACGCAAAGCTATTCTTGAATCAATGGGCATTGCTGATATTCCTAACACTGGTATAGGAGGAACAGGTTCAGAGGACGATTTTGCCGCGAAAATGAAAGAAGCGCAACAAGCTCTTGCACCAAAAGAATAAACTTTGCATAGGCGCACTTATTATTAACACATATAAGAAAACACGAAAAAACGATGATGTACAAAGAAACAAAGCCTTCAAACATTCAAGAAGGTGTATGGGACGAAAAATCATGCGTTCGCAGACAATGTGGTTTCGTTGTAAATCAAGACAAGTTGCCGAAAGACTTAAAGTGGCTACCTAAGGGAGCGCCACTCGCATACGATGAAGCAACGGATAAAGTAAATGTTTGCAAAACTGCAAAGGTTTATGAAAACGCAGCTAAATCGGCCGTATCGGTAAAGGTTTACAAAGGACACCTATTGCAAGTGAATGACACTATCGGTGGGTCAACTATTTCAGCAATTGATACTTCAAACGCAAATTTCGACACATTGACTGTTCCCGCGTTAGCTGAGAAGGTTGACAAAGATACAGTTCTTGATGACGGTAATGCTGCAAAAGTTGTAGGCTTGAATTACGCGACAATTGAGCTTGATGGTCAACAGAGCTGCACTCCTACTTTGCAAGCATACGAAATCGAAGAAGGTACATTGCCATATCCATTGAACAATGCAATCAAGACAGCATTAACATGCCGCCACGCATTCAAACTTTAATCGTCTAACCACATAAAAAACAATTACCGAAAATGGATTCACTTATTAAAGAATTGGAAAAGCCGAAGAATTTCGATGCTTTTATCCAAGAACAAATGAAGAACTCCACTTATAAGGCAGAGTGGAAAGACGAAATCAAGAGCGTTGAATATAGTGCAGGCAAGGTTTATCAAGCCTATTTAGCAGAATACGCAGCTGCTATGGTCGGTTCAGTAGTAGACAAGAATGCTGAAAAGCCAACACACCAAATGCCAACCGCTAAAGAGTTAGTCGGTTCATTGAGCCGCATGGCAGACGAGTGGCAAATGGATAATGATAGACTTGCGCAGTATTATTACCTTGAAGGCCGTTATCGCGATAAGCCAGCAACCTTATCAGCGGAGCAGCGTACAATCGAATATGCAAAGCTGGTTAAGTATCTATTTGACCCATTTGAGAAGGCCGTTATCGCTCCACAGAAGCGTATTGATATGCTTTACTTCGAAGGCTTATTCAATGGAACGCAGACTGTTGATAAGACCAATAACAAGAAGTCAGCAGTATCATTTACATACAACCTTGGTGTAAAGAAGTTCAAAGCAAAGGTGGCAGCATGGGGGAATGAAACATCAACTCCTATTGATGATATTCAAGAAGTTGTAGATTATCTCGGCGCAAAGGGTAAAACCGTGCTTAAGATGCGAATGAGCATTCGCACGTTCAGAAAGATGTGTAAAAGCAAGCAGATACGCGATACTTTCAAGTTGAAACTTGGCAAGGTTGATGTAATTCAGTCACGCGTTTCTTACAACGAAGTAAACGAATATCTATCAAGCATTCTTTTGCCTAACATCGCTATCGAAAAGGAACGTTATTGCACCTTACAAGACGTTACAAGCGTCAACATGACAAAAGATGACCGTGTTGTATTCCAATGTGCAGAAACTGTAGCCGTATTGAAGGCTTCTGACCCATTGGAAATGCTTGACCCGATACCGAACAAATCTTATTCAACGTATGACGATAACCTCGTTGGTTTCTGGCGAAGCGACAAGGGTCGTTTTATTGACTATGAAATGTGGGCAAACCCTGTCTTTACAGGCAAGGAAGATTACGTAATTCTTGAAACTGATAAAACTGCATAGACATGACAAACATTGAAGCCGTTGCGGCAACTATAGAACCTTATAGCGTATCAGACGAAGCCATTCAAAAAGCGTTGATAGACGCGAGTGCTAAATTTGAATGCCCTTCCGATGCTGAATATTCATTGTCAGCAAAGAAAGGTGTTGCTCTGGCTTCAATGTTATGTTTATCTCGTCTTCGCGTTTTAGCCGCTGAAAATATTGGTGGAATATCACAAAGCTACAATGTAACGAAACTTGATAAGGCTATTAAAGCCATTGCGAAAGACGCTGGCATTTCAGCCGATTTGGTTGATGCTGACGATGAAGATGTAGTAACTTGTATATCAATTTAAACCATGAACCTCAGCGATAAAATACAACTTATACAAATAACCATTACCGAAGATGAACGATTAAATCCTATCGAAACAAGAACAATCGTTAATCTCGGCAAATGCGCTATCGTTCAAAATTCATCTGCTGCAAAGGTGAAATCAAATGATGGCAAAGATTACATTTATTCTTATGTCGTTTATTTGCGTAAACCAAAACGAATTGACTATATCCCCAAAGAAAACGATATTATTCGAATAACCAAAAAAGACGGGACGATAGATAAAGAATGTCGTGTCGTTGGATTTGTTACCTTGAAAAATTGGCTAAAGATATGGGTATAGAAGCATTCGGTTTCGATGAAATATTGAATAAGTTGCAAAGCCAACAATCACAAGAACCACAACTTGATGAACGCGTATTGCGTGAGTTAAGTATTCTTGCCGAAGATTTATGTAAAGATGCGCGTGATAGATATAAGTCTCGTGATAGTGGAGGTTACGATGACCATACACGCAATTTACGCGGTAGCATAGGTTTTAGAATATCATTCAACGGGGAAACAGTTGCAAAAGGTGGTTTTGACGGCAGAGAAAGCGAAAAAGGCGAAGATGCAGCAAATGTGGCATTAGAAAGTTTTCCGCAAAGTAATTCTTTATGGGAAATCGTTATTGTTGCTGGAATGGAATACGCAAGATTTGTGGAAGCTAAAGGACACAACGTAATAACATTTCTACAGCAAGAATTAACAGATGCGGTTAACGAAGTAAAAGAAATGATTAAGAATAATGAATTATGAATGGATTAAAGGTAGTTGAAGCATTGGCGGTTTATCTAAGAAAACATCTTGATTGTAAGGTGTTCAAGTTTGCGAAAATTGCAAACTATAAAGGTAAACCTTATGTATGTATCAACTATCTTGCAATTCAATATGGCAAATGGGTAAATTCATGTATCGTAAACGTGAATGTTCATCAGCCAAACATGAGTAATGGGCAACCTGATACGATAGAGCTTTGCAACTTATCAGAGCAAATATCGCAATTAATCCCAAAAACGAATAATCAAACAGAAGATGATGCGCAAGAACTAAATCTTGAAGGTATTCGTTACGAGTTCGATAGCGATAGTAATTGTATGGAAGATGCCGATAATACATATTTCATTAATCTTAGAATTAAAGCAACTTTTTAAAAAGAAATACAATGGCAAACAAAACAGGCGCATGGGGTATTGAGAGTGTGAAATTTGCTACTCTTGTAAGTGACCCAACTGTTGCAGGTGGTAAAGTTGGAGAAAAGACGCTACAGGCAAAAAGTGCATTTCCAACTGAATGGACGGCTTTTGTCATGAAGGCAATCGTTAAGGATTCACTATCATTCAACGACAACGCTCCCTCAACAAACAATATCGAAATTGAAGACAGTGACAATTATTACGCAACACTTCAAAGTGACGCGGGTACTGAAGGCTTTACCATTCAGACTTACGACATGAGTGAAGAGGCAGCAACATTCTTTTTCGGTTACAAAAAGAATAGCGAAACAGGCTATGTTGAAGAAGATGTAGACTTCAAGTTGCAAAATCAAGCAATTCAGATTGTAACAAAGAAGACATCTGAATTTCCCTCTCGTACTTTCGAGTGGGCAAACATGAAGCTTGTTGTTACGAAGTCTGGTACAATCGGCAAGAGCGGTTTCCCAAACATCAACATTGAATGTACGAAGCAAGCCGTTTTTGACGCTGTAACAGGCAAAGAAATGCCTTCAACGCGTTGGAAGTAATAGTTTTTAGTTAATATAGGATTAGTCCATGAGCGGCATATACGGTTTAGCCGTTGTATGCCGCTCTATTTTTTTTAATATGGAAGAAAAGAAAAGTACATCAGAAGTTATTAACGAGAAAGCCACATGGTGCTTATTCGGGTGGCTACCTTTTCGATTAAAACCTCTAACCTTATCTCAGATTTGGGAAATTGGGGAATTGGTACAAAAGTGTGATAAATTAGATTTGCAAGGCGAATTTTATGCAATAGAACGAATGCTCGCAGCTCATGGCGACCTAAAGCATTTACAAAACATTGTCGTAAAAGCGGTTTTCCGTAGCTCTATAGCGCGTTTTTTATTCGGGTGGTACATTCGTAAGCATACAACAATGAAAGTCTATAAACGCGTTATTTCATTCTGTGCAAAATCTTTCGATGCTCCCTTTTTTTTTCAGTCTTTGACTTTCCTAAGAGGTGCGAAGAAAGTGACGATGAATACTCACGAAGCACAAGTCCGTGGGGGTTTATCGGAGGAATAATGAAATACTTTCGCATGAGTTACGATGAAGTCGTATTCAAGCGGAGTTACATTAACCTTTTACTTCTTAATGCTGCGATACCAGGAATTAAGCCTTTTGACGAAAACGACACAAGCAATACAAATACGAACGAAAACAAAAATAAGCCTTACACGTTAGATGATAACGGTAACGGATTTTTAACAAGTTTAATGTAATACGATATGGACGATATTTTAGGAATTAGAGCAACGATAGATGCATCAGAAGTTCAGCAAGGTGCAAATGATTTCGTGCAACAAATCACGAACATGAAGCAACAGACCGATACAGTTGTCCTCGCCCTGAATAATAGTATTAGTAGCGTATTACAACAAGTGTCTGAATTTGGACGAACTGCAAATGGAATGTCATTGTCTGAATTAAGCAATAGTTTGAGCGAGGCAAAAGCAAACTTTGTATCTTTAAGCGAAGATATTGCAAAACAAAGGCAGATTATATCTGATACTACATTCGAATTGCGAGATTTGCAGCAATCATACGCAGATGCAAAGTCTGAGGGTAAGAATATGGTTGCGCAAGATTTGCTACAACAAATAGAAACGTATAAACAAGGCATTCAAGGGCAGCGCAGAGAGTTGGCCGAAATGGTTACGGCACAACAACAAGCGAAAGAAAGCATTAAGGATTTATCCCAAGCATACCAAGAAGCAAAAAATTCAACTCCTACATTCGAAGGAGTAACGAATGGCGCGCAGACAGCAGAAGAACGCATGAAGGCATTAAAAGACTCTTTTGATGCCTTCCAAGCGAGTGTTACATTATCTCAGCAAGGTATTAATGAGTTAGGCGCACAAGGCGCACAAGCGCAAACACAAGGCGATGAAGGACAAGCAACAATAACAAAAACAATCGAAACTCGCTACACTAATGAAGGTGCGGAAGAAACTGCCGAAAAGACACAACTTGTAAAAGACAAGATTGATGAAGTTTCGACATCGTATGCTCGTAGCCTTGCAGCATCACAAACGGCATTCAATGAGCAAAAGAACCTTATTGGAAGTTTGGAAGGGCAAATCGCAAATTTGCAGCAAGTAATGATGCAAGCAACAAAGGCTGGCGATATGGATTCGGCTACACAAGCCGCAAAACAGATACAAGTTCTTGAAGGACAACTAACAAACGCAAAATCAAAGTTAGAAGAATTTCAAAAAAGCGCAGAAGATGCACAGAAAAAGCTAACTGATTTTGCGAACAAGACCCCCGAAATAGAACAACGGCTGGAAAATCAAAGCACAGCATGGGGAAGACTGAAAGACCGCTTTTCAATGTTCGGTGATAGGTTTGGCAATTGGCTGAGAGGTGATGCTGATAAAGGAAAACAAGCTATATCGCAATTTACAGATATTATAGACGGAATGGGTCTTCCACTCACTAAATCTATAAAAGGTTTTAGTGCTATGACTAAATCTGCAATAGGATTTATTGCAACACCATTGGGCGCGGTATTAGCAGCAATCGTATTTGTGTTAAAAAGCGTGTATACGTATCTTAACAAGAGTGCTGAAGGGCAAAAAATACTTGCTAAAGTTTCAGCGTTCTTGGGAAGTATTATGCAATCTGTTACAGATATTGTTATTGCATTCGGTAAGTACTTCTTCAAGGTATTTACTGGAGCAAACACTATAACCAACGAGTTCACGACAAATTTTGTAAAAACATTCAAAAGTGCATTCAGTGCAGTAAAAAATCTTACAGTCGGTTTTGGTACTATTTTTAAGGGTGTATGGCAAATCATAACAGGTGAAATTAAAGAAGGCTGGACATCTATAACAAGTGGTATATCGCAGATGGGGACAGGTGTTAAAGATAGTATTTCTTCTATAACGAATACCATAAAAACACAGATTTCAGCCGCAAAATTAGGTGCTAAAATAATCTATGGACTTTTTTCAGATAAAGAATTATCGAAAGATCTATCAAATGCTTTTGTCAATATAGGTAAAAATGCAATGGCTGCAGCCGAAGGTGCAACTGAAAATTTGAAATTGTCAAAAGAAGCCGATGAAGCGAAAGAGCGCGGTCTACAGATTGACACCAAGGTTAATGATTTAAAGAATAAAGCACGTCAAACAACTGGAAAAGAAAAAGATGACTTGCTTAAACAAGCTAAGATACTGCAACAACAGAAATACTATGGCCGTGATATTTTAGACCAAAAGACAGGGCAAATAAAGCACGAGAATGGTATATATGATGTGCAGAGAAAGCAATACGATAATCTTAAAAGGATTAACGGATTACACGTTAGAAATCTTTCGGCCTTGAAGGCTGAAAGACAAGCGCGTATGGGACTTGCACAAACACAAGCACAAAGTATTGCATCAATGAGTATGCTTATACGCATGGAAGCAGCAAATTTGCGTTCAATGAAAGCTGCTGAAAAATCATCGGCTAAAAAAGCGGCAACAGATGCAAAAAGAAAAGTGAAGCAAGATGATAAGATTTCATCAGCAGAGCAAAAAGTTTACGATACTTACGATACTAACAATCAAGAAAGAACAAATGCCGCGGTTAGCGTAGAAGAAAAAATCATAAAGGCTAAAATTGCGGCAATGCGTGATGGCTATGCTCGTACTCGTGCTGAAAGAGAACAACAAAACGAAGATGAACTGCAACAAATCGAAAAACAAAGAGAAGCAGCGATAAAGGCCGAAAAGAAGCGTCAACGTTCCGAATTTGATGCAATACAAGCTCTTGTTAAGAGTAAGGGCGGCAAGGCTCAAAAATGGGACGAAAATACAATGGTTGATAGCAAAGCGATTGATGATATAAACAGTCGTTTTGACCAATTATCAATCTTCACTTCTCAAAAGCAACAACGCACAGACCGCGATGAATTATCAAGTGAATACGACAAGCAAGCAGCCGAAAAAGGTAACAGAATAAACAAATTACTAAACGATATTGAGCGAATTGACGAACTAATAAAGAAATCTGACAATGAAGCCGATAAGGCTGAATTAAATAAGTTGAAGAGTCGTGTTCAAGCGCAACTTGATTGGGTTAGACAATCAAAAGATGCATGGAATGATTATGTGCAAAAATATGGCTCATTCCAAGAAAAGGTTGCTGCAATCAATGAAAAATTTGAGCATGATACTATCAATTTATCTGATGAAGACCCACTTAAAATGCGTCTTGAACGCGAGCGTGATGCAGCAATTCAGACATTAGAAGCAGCTGAGAAATTAAAAGCATTCGATTGGATGAGTGCTTTTGGTAATCTTAGCAAATTAAGTAGTGATACACTTGAACGCGTAAAAGAACAATTAAAAGAAATCCTTGACACTGATAATACACTCAGCGTAAGTGATAAATCTAAATTAGTTGATAAATATACCAAAGTTCAAGAACAACTTGATAAGAATAAAACATCTTGGGTAGGTGGTGCAGTTGGAACGTTATGGAATAATAATCTTGAGAAAAAAAGATTAAGACAAAATTACGAAGAGAAAAAAGGAATATATGATGATGCTGTTTTAAAGAACGAAGAAGCGCAACACAACAAAAAAATAGCAGACAAAAACCTTGATAATCGAAGAACGAACCTGAATGACTATCTTAAATTGCAAGGTAGTAAAATGAATGCGGACGATTTGAAAGGAATGGACGAACAACAAGCCTTGCAAGTCCTGCAGCAAAGTGGTGTTAATACTTCTAAGTTCGGAGATAGCTTTGGTCCTTTATTTAAAGGATTTACGGGGGCAAGTGATGCTGCTGCACAAGCATCAGCACAAGCAAGTCAAGCAGCCAGTGCAATGCAAAATGCTGGACAAGGGTTGCAAGGAGCTAAAGCTGCAATGGGCAAAAGTGTCGTTCCGACAGATGCTATTATTAAGGGGGTAAATCAGAATGTACAATCTCTTAATGATTTAACGAAAAAATATGTCGGAAGCAATACACAATTTGCTAAAGGCATGGAGAAATTTGCGGAAAGTTCGCAAGAAGCTACTGCTGCATTCGATTCATTTAAAAGTGGCGATTTCTTTGGCGTAATCTTACATCTTAGTAATGCTTTTGAATCTCTTGCGCAAAGTATTGGTGGTTTCTTTGGATATGATAATGGTATTGCAGCATGGGAAAAAGAAGTAGACCATTACAATAGACTTTCAGGTATATGGGACGACCTTATCAGCAAGAAGAGCGAATATGTTAACATGTCGTTTGGCAATGCTGCGGTTAAAGCTATAGAACAAGTTGAAAGCCTATACAAATCGGAAGAAACGAGTGCTAAAAAATTGATGCAAACATACCTTAAAATCCGCGAGATTGGCCATCATTCCAATAGCTATAAAAATAACAAAGCAATAAGAAAGGCTGGAGGTTATGATGAATGGTCTCGTTTGGCAGGTGTGAGCATAACGCAAGCAAAGGATTTTTACTTAAGAGATTATTCCTATGAAGAATTGCTTGCTCTTAAAGGCGCAAAAAATGGCGAGTTTTGGGGGAGTATGGATAAAGATATGCAAAGCTATCTTGAAACATTGCTTGAGTGCAAAAAGAACACGGAAGATTTCCAACAAACAACACTTGAAAAGTTGACAGGTATAAAGTTTGATGATATGTATCAAAACTTTATGTCAGCATTAAGTGATATGAGCAAAGGCGCAGATGATTTTGTCAATGACTTTAAAAACAACATGTTGAAAGCATTGATTGAAAATCAAATGGGCGATGAAGTTAAGAAATGGACTGAAGATTTCGTTAATCGCTATCAAGCAGCCGTTAAATCTGACGGTGGAAAGATTAGTGAAACACACGCACAGCAATTCAGACAAGAAATATCAGAAGCAAGCAATAACTTTTTCCATAAGCGCCAAGATTTAGCAAATTCTATTGGTCAAGGGAACGCGGCAAGTAGCGGAGAACAGAAAAAAGGCTTTGCTACTGCAAGTGAAGAAAGTATTGAGGAACTCAGCGGACGTGCATTAGCACAGACGGAAGCTCTATACAGCATTCATGAGCAACAACTATTAGATACTGCAAAACTTGACAATGTAAACAATTCAATGTTAATGCTTATCAGTATCGAAACGCAAAGAAACAATTGGTACGATGAATCAATTAATATTCAGAAGACCTCGGTTACTCATCTTGCTAACATTGAGAAGAATACGAATGAGTTGTTTGTTATTAGCGAACGCTTGCAAAAGATAGAAAAGAACACGAGAAATATATAAAAACAATGGTAGGACAGGCAACAATAAATAATAACGATTTATTTCTGTGCTATGGAGCAAGTCTTGTAAAAGGAGCGTATAAAACGCTCTTGCAAGGCCTGCAAGCAAAGGAAATAGTTAAGAACACAAGTAGGATTGAACATGGCGATAGAGTTGTTATAACAGAAGACTATCCAATAAAGATTGCATCTCGCGAATTGTCTTTATCCTTCGTAATTGAGGGGAAAACACGTTCAGAAATGTTGTCTAATCGGAAATCTTTTCTGAATGATTTAATATCATCGACAATTATAAAGTTCAATGCAAATAAGTTAGGATTAGGCTTTAAGTTTGTATTTAGAGAGGTAACAGAAATTGTTGACTACACTAATAACAAATTTTGCACGATACAAATAAAGTTCTATGAACCCAACCCACAAGACAGGATTAACTTATGAACATATCAATCTATAATGCTAATAACGAGTTACTTTATGATATGCCCTCCATTTATGAAGGGTGTATCGAAAAGTGCGAGTTGATGAAAGAAGATAGTATAACATTAAAATTCTCGCTTGTTACCCCCATTTATTTTCCAATTGGTTCTTTCGCAATATGGAGAGGGAAGAAGTATGTCGTAACAACAATTCAAAATCCTACCTATAACGAAAATAAAGGTGGTTATGATTATGAATTAAAGCTTGATGCTTATTACTATGCATGGAAATTGCGTATCTATAAATATAAGCCAGAATCAGACACATTGAATACGCGCGAAACAAATTTCTCGCTAACTGCAAATCTTAAATGGCAAGTAATTTGTTTGTTACGATGTTTGAAACTTGAAGGTTTTACATTTAATAATGATACTGATTTCACTTATTTAATTGATGATGGCCTTGATGAAGTAAAAACATTGAGCTACAATTCAACTAACTACATTGATGCACTTAATCAAATTGCGAAAGAATGGGATACTGAATGGTGGGTAACTGATAATTTCGTGCATTTCGGTAAATGTCAAGATGCAGAAAAAACGAATGTAGATTTTATCCTTGGGAAGAATGTCGTAAATATGACTTCTTCTAAGAGTGAAGGCGAACATGCTACACGTGTGTACGCCTTTGGCTCGTCACGTAATATGCCTCCTAACTGGAATAAAGGTGAAGTAGATTTTAGTGTTGTAAGCGTTGATAAAGAAAATAAAACATTCAAGTTCGATAAAGATATTTATTCGGATTATTTTGAAGATTACGAAAAGACAAAGGTCTTCGATTATGAAAAAATAGAATTTAGTCCAGTAAGAAAACTGATTGACACTAAAAAAAATAAGTATGATTTCATACAGATAAAATCTAATATATTTGAACTTGATGTAAACGAATACAAGTTGGGTGACAAGTTATACGCACTTGATAATTACGGCAACAAAGATAGATTTGCAATACGTATATTATGCGAAAGAAACGATTATAATCAAGTGCCAACAATAAATGGTGCAATAACAACTATTTTTCTATTCCAACAAGAAAATGACGGTCTATATTATAAAACTACAATTAAAAGACAAAATATAGATATTAATCCAACGGGTACATATCAAAATGCTATTGTATATATTCCTTTCGATGAATTGGATATAACAAAGAAACAAAAGTGTTACATCTTAATTGATTTAGTGTTTTTGTATTCAGATGACTACAAAGGTGAAATTACAGTTTCTGAAGGTACAAAATTGTGTATCAGAACAAGTGCTGAATACTACAAGATACATTCTTTACTTGCAAACGTCAATGCAAATGGTATTGAAAGTGCAAGTGATTCGGCAATATTTTCAACAAAGGTAGGTGAGTTTAATTTTAGGTGGGAAGACGGTGAAGCAACATTGCCTAAGCAAGGCGATACGTATCGCATCAAAAACCTTATAACAAACAAATTGCCTTCATGGTGGTTTAAAGCAAACAGTCAAGATGCCGAAACCATTAAACAAATGTCAGAAACTCATTTGCCACTTGCAAGTCCAGGGTATATTGATATAGAAACACCGAAAAACGATGCTGAAATCGTTGAAAAAGTACTTGTTTTCGATGATATATATCCACGGACAAAAACAACCATTACGAAAGTAAATGACAAGCTGCAAAACGTAATGAGTGATGACGGTAAGACACCAACAGGAGAAAAATATACTGAGTACTACATTCAAACTTCAAATTTTACGTTTAACGAAGAATGGCAGCTGCAAAACGGAGAAAATATGAAGATTAAATTTCAATCGGGAGCGCTCACTGGCCTTACTTTTGAAACAGAATATAATTCAAAAGAAACACCTCCTGAAAAAGATAATACGAATGTCGTTGAGCATACATATTTTCGCATTCTAAGACAACAATTTGATGGTGGCTTAATGTTACCCAATGGCGCAATGTATCCGAAGGTTGGTGATGAATTTATTCTTACAGGTTGGGATGTTACGCGACTTGACGAAGAGCTTATAAAGAATGCTCAAGACGAGCTTGCAACGGAAACTGCAAAAGAATTAAAGAAAATGGCAATAGACCCGAATACGTATGAATGTACGCTATTCAGTGATATTGCATACGGAAGGAATATTGAAACGTTTATTGTTGATGAGAATGGTTTTCACCTAATAGACAAAGACGGAAACGAAATAACGACAGATGACAGCGGAAAAGAACTTAATCCAGATATGACATGGGATTTTGACCTTGGAAGACGAATAACGTTATATAATGGTGCTTTCTTCCGTTCTGGTAAACGCGCATCACGTGTTATTGGTTACGAAAAGAAAATGGATATACCTTTCGATAGTCCTATCTACAAAGTTGGTGAGAAGGCCGAATATTCTCGCATCGGAGATTTAGAAAAGCAAATTAATGGAACATCTCCTACGATAGGAACACAAGGATTGCAATATCTTGGACAAACAACAAGTGGAGGAGGTTCTGTTTATTTAATCAAGAGACAAGATAAAACAGAAGCAAGTGATTCGAATACTTATTCTGCATTGAGAGCGCAATTTGAATTTCTATCAAAACAGAAAGACCAAAATGCTTTCGGTAATATAAACTTCCTTTCTGGGATTAGTGCTAAAGGTTCTAATAACGGAACTGCAACAGCAGCGGACGGAATTTGCGAATATTATTAAAATAAAAATATGGCAAGACTTTTATCAACATGGTTTGACGGATTTATAGGCTCGGCAAAAGCAACAGGTAATTTTGTGCTGAATGCCCTCGGCAAGAAAGTGCCAGAAATGGCTGAACACTATATGTCCGATTTTGGTGGGTATGGTTGGAAAATGCAAGAAGACGCGAATGGGAAATATATCCTTGAATTGGATAGTTTGAAAATTCGTGAGAGCCTTATTGCACATGAACTAATTATAGACCAAATACGTGCTATCTGTGGCTCATTAGGCATCAGCCAAGCGTGCGGTAAGGTAAAGGAAGTGCAATCAGATAGTACTAATTACTACCTTATCATGGAGGGCGAAGAAACGCATGGATATGGCGGCTTTGCAGCGAAAGATTTTATCCGTTGTCAACGTTGGACTGGCAATGGGCTAAAAGGTTATTGGGTTAAGGTTAATTTTTTGGGAGATAATGGAAATGGACATCAAAATGTTTTAGCTATAAGCAAATCTGAATTTAAAGGTGTTATCAATCAAGACAACGGCACGAAAGCAGACTATGTAAGCGAAAGCACATCTTCTATGTCGTTACCTTCGGCTGGAGACGAAATCGTGCAGTATGGTAACGAAATAGAAAAAACACGACAAAGCGCAATCTACATACACGCAAATGGAAATGGGCAACCCGCACTTGATATTCTTACAGGCATTCATTCTAAGTCTTTTGACGGTTGTTTAGCTTGTCGCCTTGGTGGAGATTTACCTAATGGCGGTTTCGGCCTATATAGCAAAAATGGCCGTGTTATGTCACAATCAGAAAGTGGAGAAGTACACTATACACTTAACCCAGACGGAACATTTGAACTTGGTAAAGGCGCGATTTCCTATGACGGCAAAGGAACAGTGACTATCGGTAGCAATGTCGTTATCAAGTGGGGAGCGCAGAGCCAATCTAAATACGAATATGCAATTAGCGACAATGGAGTTACCGCCCCGAATGATTGGAGTGAAACATTCCCAACTAATATAGCTCAAGGTAAGTACATTTGGAAACGCACAACCTATCCCGATGGCACTGAGACTACAGAGTTGCTTGGCTTCGTTGGTAAGGACGGTAAGATACCAACATTCACGTACGAATACGCTACAAGCACATCGGGAACGACAGCACCTACTAAAGATTGGAGCGGTACGTTTCCAACAAATGTTACACAAGGTATGTACATTTGGAAACGCACAAAAGATAGTGACGGAAAAGTCGTGGCTACAGAATTGATTGGTTATGTTGGCGAGGACGGAAAAACCCCTACTTATACATACAAATATGCTACGAACACATCAAGTACACAACAACCGAGTAGGGGTTGGAGTAACACTTTCCCAACAAATGTTGCGCAAGGCACATATATTTGGAGGCAAACATTAGATAGTAGTGGAAAGGTCGTTATTACAGAGTTGATTGGTTATGTTGGCGAGGACGGAAAGATACCTACTTATACATACAAGTACGCGACAAGCACTTCAGATACAACTGAGCCAAATGGAACATGGAGTGATACGTTTCCAACTAATGTCCAAAAAGGTTCATACGTTTGGAGAAAAACGATTGATGAAAATGGGAACGTTATCGCAACAGAAGTTATCTATTACAAAAGTTTAGACGGAATACAAGGCCCTCGCGGCCCACAAGGCGATGACGGAGCTGCCTACTACATTCTTTCCCCCGTTGGGTCAATATCGCGAACACAACAAGGCACTACCATGCCCTCTTATAGCCAAAAGACGATTACCGTTGAAGCCTACCGAACGCAAGGATTAAAATCAACGAAGTTTACAGGAGGTAAAATGAAGTGGATCATTTATGGCGATGACGGCTCTGGCGGCACTACGATAGCACAAGAAGGCACAGGAGATACGGCAACGCTTGTGGCTACTCGCGCAACACGAATAGAGTTTAAACTCTACCTTGACAAGGTAGAAGTAGCACAAAAAACTATTCCTGTCGTTTGGAATGGTACGAATGGCAAAGACGGTAAAGACGGAGCAGACGGGACGAGCCTACATAGCAACCTACTCGTGCATACCGACTTCGCGCCAAAGGCAGAGAACTACGCTGGCACGTGGCTCAATTTTCGCTCCTCGCTCGCTACAATTAACGGCACGCTGAACGAGGGAGCAGCGGTTGGTGATACGGATATGCTCTCTGCTTCGGTATCAACACAGACGGACATATTACAATATGATGTAACAAAGTTGATTGGCCCTCAGACGTGGTACGTTATAGGCATTACAATGCGTGGCTCTGGTACTGCTACCGTATATTGTTACCCCGATACGAACGAGCAAACTATCTACGTTGACGGAAAGGCAGGCGGATCTCCAAGTGACGCGAGTGCCGCATTTGCGTTGACCTCAACATGGCAACGACATTACATCGCATTCGCCACAAAGTCAAGCCTGAGCGGTACAAAGTATGTACTCGTACGATTGTCAAGTGGCGCGCAAGCAGACATCTCAATGGTCACTTTGGGTAGACCATACGGCGGTGGCTCAGCATTAACCGCTGACGGCTACATTCAGAATGATGCGCAGCTCATTCGCATGGCGACACCTTCCAACATGGAAACGTTCTGCGGCATTAACTCTTTGTGCGCATGGCAAAGCAGCGAACGCGAGTTTGACTTCTATTCGCAACCGTTAGGCTCAACAATCAATTCGGGGCAATGGTACACGCTTTCTTTCTACGCACGCGGCTCGGGTAGTCTCAACACATACGTATATGACTATGGCGGTCGCGTCTTGTCTGACGCAAGTGCCGATATGCCTTTAGCGGACGGAGTGAAAGAAACAACCTTCAAAAATGACGGAGGCCACACGTGGGAGTTGACCTCAGAATGGGTGCGTCACATCTACACATTCCGCGTCCGCACGGACGGCACTTACTCCTCACCTATATTGCTATTCAGGGCAACAATAGGAACGAGCGGTGCTTTCTTAGCTATCAATCAAGTAAAGTTAGAAGTGGGCAAAAACGCTTCCGATTGGTGCTTAAACGAAATGGACAAGAAAGCAGTCTCCTTGCCCGATTGGATGAAATCCTTCAATGGCTACACCATGATTGGTGACAACTACATAGCAAGTGGTAACGCGTTCTTCGGACGAAAAGAGATTGAAGACGACACTTACACAGGTTGCATGATGTCTTCTAATGGGTTGCAGATAGGCGGCCATACGGTCGTCGGTATGTACGCATTAGACCACAACATTCTGAAAGTCGCAATCGACCCCGTAAACCAACAATACTACTTCAAGGGCAAGGTTTATGCCGATGAGGGAGAATTTAAAGGGACGATAAAGGCGGATAAGGGTTATTTTAACGGTGTGGTGACAGGTATGCAGCTTAATTCGGTAACGGTAATTACAGAGAGTAACTATACCAACTATCTCGAATTGAGAACGCATAATGTTTCAGGCACATCAACATCTAAATTATACACAAAGTACGCTTACCCAATTATCCCTAATCTATCAACCATTATCAATGTAAACTATTTACCAGAGACAGTGACGGTTGACGAAAGCACCGCTGATGCGAAGATTAAAGTAACAAAAAACTATCGCAGTTGGGTGTTGCCTCCTTATGGCAGTAAGGACGATGACATTCAACAAGCACTCGCTCTCATCGGTTGCAAATTAGTCATCTACAATAATGTCGGAAGTTACAAAATAGACCTTTATGGCCGTTTCTTTAAGACTGGGGAAACTGATTTTAAGGCAATGTTAACGCTCGAAAAAGGTCTGGTCGCATTGACCATGTGTGTCGGGACTGACGGACAATTTTATTGGCAATATGATGGTGCAATAGCCGAATTAAAAGTAGACGAATCTAAATTTACTGGAACGTTAAAGCCTGGTACTGGATTCGTATATAAGGCAGAAATCGATTATCCTCCCCTTATAAGACCTAATAATTAACAACCATTGCAAACATACAAAAAAACAAATAACATGGAAACAAAAAAACTCTCAGAAGCATTAGCCGAATTGCAAGCAGCAGCGAGTGTGAGCGGATTGGACGTGCGATTGGTCGTTGCTGGGCATACCGACACAGACAACGCACAAACTATCACGCTACAACAATTGCTCACGGCATTGAATGTACCCACTGCACAGAGTGGTACGCAAGGAACAACTAAGAACTACATTTATTCTACTGGTACTGATGCTGATAAAAACTGTGTTGCGTCATGTAACTGGTGGATTTATTCAGAAAATGGTAGAATATATGTTCGTTGGAAAAGATGGGGCGCTGATAATAATACTCATTATGACCATGATAATGAAGCACATCAAACATCGCAGTATATGATACCCTATATGGGTAGTGATAATGGCGCATGTTATCAAGACGGACTTTTACCGTGGCAATGGGGACAACGAATGAAAGACTGCGGAATAAACTTTAGATTCATTCAAGAACAGTTAAGTACAGCAGATTATGTTAATTTACGTTATCTGAATTTTTCAAATGGTGAAAGATATGATACACCAATTTCTAAGGCAACTACTGCTAAGGCAGGTGTGATGACGGCAGCTGATAAAACAAAGCTTGATAATTTAACTGCTTATGCGCGTGACCTCGGAAACTTTGAATCGGAGGAAGCGGCTCTTGATGCGCTTAAAGATATTGAAATATCAAGCAACTCTAATATTGTACACGTGCATTGCACGTATGCGAATGGTGCGATGAGCATTACAATGATGCAGAGCATAGAGAATGATTATTGTAGACAGATAATCTTCAACAAGTCGAAGTTGTATCAGCGAGCTATTTACTTCACGAATGGTGAACGAACAGAAATATCCTATGCAGAAGATTGGAGTTGTCTTTTCGGTGATAGATTACAATGGGATAGCGGAGAAAATAAATATGTATTACGCCAATTTGATTTGTCGTTCAATAAGGAACATACAGACCCTATACCCACCGCAACTGCAAACAATGATGGCTTAATGAGCAAAGAAGACAAACAATTATTACAAACAATAAAAGACAAATTAGGATTATAATGCTACAATCTATATCAACAAGTCAAGGAAGTCCACTATTAATAACGAGTGGCGCATTTTTAGCTGGAACATTCTATGAAGAACTGCAACAAGTATTATTCGATTTGCGGTGGTTAGTAGCCTTTATCGTTATACTTGTCTTTACAGACTTTTGGACTGGGTTAACGGCATCGGTACGCGTTCGTAAAGAGAACTTTCGCATAAGCAGAGCCTTGCGAAGAACTATTGTAAAGTTTCTGGAGTACATTAACTTTATAATATTCGGTTTGTTGCTCTCGAAAGCTATACTTGAGCCATTTGGAATAGGGACAGATGTAACAGGTGGCGCGGTAGGCGCGTGTTGCGCGTTACTTATAGAATTCGACAGTATTTATGGCCATGTATGCGACTTACACGGCATACATAATAGATTTTCATTCAAACGTCTTTTTATCGCATACATTAAGAAAAAAGATGAAGATATTGGTAATGCAATAGAAGACACGCTAAATGAGAAGAAATAAAAAAACTCATGCAAAAAATATTGCATGAGTAATATGAAAACATTACAAAAATACAAAAACAATTCAATATGGCAAATCCAAACGTATTAATTCCATTCGTATTACGCTATGAGGGCGGTTTCGTGAACGACCCGAAAGATAGAGGCGGAGCAACGAACAAAGGCATAACGCTGAACACATTCCGTTCTGTGTACGGAAGAACGAAGAGCGTTGCAGACTTAAAGAAACTTACCAATGAGCAATGGCGACACATCTTTAAAACGCTTTATTGGGATAAGTGTAATGCTGATATGATTAAAGACCAGAGCATTGCGAATATGCTTGTTGACTTTGCATGGCATAGTGGTGTAACAACGGCCGTTAAGAAATTACAGAAGATTGTAGGAGTTACTTCTGACGGTATTTGTGGGGTGCAGACTATAGGCGCGATTAATTCAAGATATGCAACGGAAACATTTAATTTGTTAAAAGCAGCGCGCATGAAATATTTGCAAAGTATCGTGAAGAATAAGCCTTCACAAACAAGGTTTATGAAGGGTTGGACGAAAAGAGTAAACGCTATCGAATATGGAAAACTCACTTATTAAGAAGTTGCGCTATTTGTTATTTGTTGTCGTGTGCGCGGTGTTCGCATGCATGGATACATCATGCTCGCGTAAGACCTATCACCAAATAACTAAATACGACACGCTAATCGTGCATCAGAGTGACACAATAGTTATCAATGATACAATTAGTAAGGTGTTAGAAGTTGTGCGCACAGATAGCGTTATTGAGCGTCTAACGACCTATATTGTTGTAGATAGTGCTGGCAACGTGAAAGAAAAGCAAGTGTATCGTGATAAAAGCGTGTATCACAATAAAGATGCGCTGAGAACGAATAGCCATGCGAACAATGTTCAGCGTGTACGCAATAGCAAAGAAAAGCAAACAACGATAAGTACAGAACAAAAGAAAGTCGCTGAAACAACTGCATTGCATGAAGCACAAAAGTTTGCTTTTTACACTATCATGACGGTTGCAATAATTGCAATCATCTATTATTACATATACAAGAAACGTAAGTGATTTTATTGTGTTTGAGTTGGCAAGCGAGGAACCGTGTGAGGTATCCTCTGCTTGCCTTTGTCTTTTAACCAATAAAATCAGAAAGAATGAAACAACTTGAAGAAATATATAACAGAGTGGTTGAATCCACCTTAGTAGTGAGCGAATTAACATTTGAGCAGCTTGCCACATCGCGAACAGAAAGATGCGTTATAGCGCGTGTAGTGTTAATTGACACGTTGATTGATATGGGCTTTACTGAGAGTGATATATCGTTAGTTAGCGGTATGAGTCAACAACGTGTTAACTCGTTGAAGAATAGCGCGAAATATAGACTGAAAGGATTAAGCGCGAGGATTATACACGAAGAAGTAAGGAAAAGAATGAGAAAAGAGTAAGGAATAAAAAAACCGCACCAAAAAATGACAAAGGGCGCGGTTTCGTTCATAAGGTTTGTCAATATTTATTATTAATCCCGATACAAATATACGAATTATATGACTATTTGCAAAATGGAAATAACCACTATTACATATTTTCTGTGCAAATAGATTGCACAGAATTTTCCGAGCGATTTTCAAGCAAAAAACAAGCAACTAACACAAACAACAAAAGACTTACAATCTACATATCCATACATTTGCAACAGATGTAAGGAAAATCCTTGCACGTAAACTTAAAACAAATTTTACTATGGACGGAGTAGAAAAAGTAATCTGTTGCGACAGAGGGAACAACGATGCCCTTACCTATGCAGCAATGGCGAACAAAAACAATGACCCACTTGCAATGGCAGCTATGATGAATGGTGGATTGGGTGGCGCGAACCAATGGCTTAACAATCCATTCTTGTACCTTATCTTCCTTGCTATGTTTGGTGGCAATGGCTTCGGGTTCGGCAACCGCAATGGTCTGCAAGATGCGGAGATACAGGGCCAAATCCAATCTTTGCGCTCGCAAATGGCCGACAATCACAATT